GTGTGCCGCGAACCACTGGTGTTACCGTTGAGTATCCCGGTATAATGCATCCGTATCCCTCTTCAAGAGAGCTGTATTTTTTATCTACCGGGATGAATTCATATATGCATGTATTTGCCATTAATCTTCTACCTTTCCAAATGATAAACTGCCTGTTTCGGTATCAGGCATAAACGCAAATTTGCCAAGCTTTATACTGCTGAGTACCTCCGCATTTTGTATATATAGCTTGTTATCGCTCATATACGCAACTTCTATACCTTCTTGCATGAACCTCAGTTTGTCGTTATCTAGATTCATGGATATTCTGTTACCGCTTTTGCCTATAGATATTCCGTTCTTATCTAGCCTTATAGTACTTATAATCTCGCTATACTTTTTATCCGAATCAAACTTTAGATCATTTATGTTTTTGAGAGCTTCGCTAAACTTAACATTTACAGCGTTATCCGTTTGTGTTATTTGCGATTCAATATTAGCAATCTTGTCGTCCATATCGGCTGATGAGTAATATTCTGTCTTAATTTTCCTAGATATGCTGTCCGCTGCATCTGCGATTTCTTTTTTCGTCTGCCTGCTTAAGTCTTCGAGTTGTTTTAATGTCTTTTCATGATTTTCTAAAGTCTTAATAAATGCATTTTTAGCTGCAGCATACGAGCTTGACACCTGAACATCTGAGTAATAAAAGCTTCCATCTGAGAAAATACTCTGATCTACATAGTATAGGTTGTTTGGGCTCCCTTCTATGTAGCTAGGTTCTGTTATAGTCCACGGTCTAGGCGGAACTTTAAGCGCAGGTTTTTCTGGGGTCTCTACCGCTAAATAATACCACCTAGTATAAGAGCTTACGCTTACGCCATTATCACCTTTGACTTTCGTCCACTTATACGCTTTAGGATCTGCGCCAGCTACATCTTTAAAATCTGTGTAGATTCCTATATACGTTCTTCCGGTGCTATCCGTGGTGCTGAACCCCACTGTGCCATCTCCACTATTTGCATAAGCAATATGAACTCTGGGCGCTTCTTTGTTTACTTTGTTTTCAGATATTTCTTTTTTCTTGTTAGGCTCTTTTGATACGTTCATGATTTCCATGAGTACTTCATCTGCGAGCTTTCGCAAGTTTTCATCAATTGTTCTGAGCGCAAGACTTTCGTCAGACATATCTGTTCTGTTCGGTACAGTTATCATGGTCTATCACTCCTACCTCTATAGTATCTTGTAAGCGATTCAATATCTGTTCTTCCTACGCCCTCAATTTTTATAGAGAACTTTGCTTGCCTGTTAGGGATAATTGGTACGCTAAGTATTTTTTCTCGCTCCGTTTCGCACTCATATATAGGTTCCCACTCACCACCGCTGTTCTGAGTGCTTATCCTTAACTGTGCTCCTGGCTGCATATCTAGTCTCATATTTATTTTCTTATAAGACTTCATATTCTCTACGAATTCATCGAACGGTCCGAATACTGCAAACCATTTAATATCATCTTCCGGACGTTTTCCTGTAGTAGTCCAAATATTGCCATCTGCTATGTATATAAGCTCGTTATTCACGTTGGCAAAAGCTGTTACTTTTGTTTCATCTTCCTTGTGCCACAGTCTGCGAAGTATATCGTAAGTGAAGATATTGTACTTATTCTCGCTTTCATTTAGCATCGAAATGTAATATTTCTTTCCGTTGCTTCCGCCGACAGCTGATTTAAACTGATAATCTCCGAACGCTTCGGATATCATTACCGGATATGTTCCGCCGTCATAAGCCATTACGCCCGTTAATGAATGATAGTACAATACACCATTCACGATTACAGCCGATTTATCAGAGCCTTTTCTTATTCCGAAGCATTCAGTGCTATATAGCTGATATTGACTAGGCATGCTTCCGAAAATTTTATGCATGTGATGCTCTTTAAAGAAGATTAGGTGCGTAGGATATGCAGCACACCCTGTAAATTCACCATCTGAACCAACCTCTAGCGCGTATGAGTCGTTTGCTAGCGACTGGAAGTAATTCCAATTAAGCGGATCACCCAACTTGCTAGCATAGATTGTGTTGTCCTCGCTCCTACAACCCCATAATCTATTGTTGCTTTCCATGACGTAATCAAGGTCCGGGATATCTCGTTCGAGTTTTACTTCCTCTTCAACGTACGACTCCTTAGTTACATCGTCACTCGGCATTCTGAATGAATTCTCGTAAGTGGTAATTGTGCTACCTTCTATACTCTTAATCACAATCACCGTGTTATTGCCTGGTTGATTTTTGCATCCTGATATTTCAATCGCATCACCAACAGAGAATTCAGATAAATCTGCACCAACTAGATATATGCTGCCTGGCTTAATTGTTGCCGTGGCGCGCACCGATGCATCCATGTGTTTTACAGTGTTATCTGTAATATCTAGATACACCTTGTCTGGCCATATGCAGATTTTGTTATTATGTGCCACCATAGTTTTAGGCATAATGTTATTTATTCGCTTTTGGTAATCCGTGCCACCTTTAGAGTATTTGATAAATGTTCTTATCTCTCCATCTACCTCATATCTATCTATGATGTATGGCACATTGTTTTTTACGATGATATCTCTTGGATGTTGCACCGGCATATCTATGATATTTCTTGGTGCTCTTTGAGAGAGTACAGGGTACTTATCTGATGATAAGTTGTACATATCTCTCATTTCGCCATCATCTATTACAGCGTTTGCGTTATATCCCTTGAACTGTAATACTGACTGTTTGCCGTTTATCTTCGGCTGTATTTCCTTAAGTAGCATATGCGCCTCCTAAAAGAAGTTCTTAATTCTTAAATTTTTGTATCTGTTGCTTTTTGTGATGTAATAGTTACGTGCATCTACTGCTCGGCTGTTATACAGACTCAACCAAGCATTGAACGAATCCCACTCTTCCATTGCTTGGCAAGTCATAGCTGCCACATAGTACACATAAATTAGATCAAATGGCTTTTCTAGTAGCAGCTCTTCTGTTTGCGTGTTGCTAGTTACCTGCCTCTTCATATCTTTTTCTTCGAGATTTAACAGTTCTCTCTGAACTATATTTTCAATCTCGTTAACATATGCTATCTTTTCTTCGTCAGTGCACGTGTTCGGACAACGATCGTTAACCGTCTTAATTACTTCTGCTGTATTCATTTTTAACCCTCATTTACCTTGTTTTTGAGCGACATCCAATCCATAGCTTTGATATCTCCGCTAGGAATCGTGCTTAAAGTTAACACTCTTCTTAGTTCATTATGCTTTTCTAAAGTTATAGATTCGCCCTCTTCAACAAACGTTAAGCTGCTACCAACTTTTTTATTGATAAAGCGTATAAGCCTATTTACCTCAGTACTTGTTAAAGCGATTTCATTTTGCGCATTAACAATACTGTCATATTCGAAGCGGTAATATGTATACACTGGCACCACTAGAGAATAAGATATCTTTGTTGAATCTGTGGCATATCCTTTTATCCTGATTAGATATTCAGTATTACCGCTAGGCAGAGTTATTGTGAGCTTTGGCTTATATTTAGTTGTTATAAGCCTCGTCCATTCTCTTTCGCCAATCTTGTATTCAATGTCATAGCTCATTTCGTCTCTGTCATCGTTTACAAACCAATTGATAACAGCATCTTTAGTTCTGATAACAGATTCAATGCTTTTGATAACAGGAATTGCAACAAACCCCATTTCCCTTGTCTTAACTCTTTCAGTCCAGGACTTTATAATCTGGGAATCTCTATAGATTTCAACCACGACTTCATAATCTGTAAAAGCTTTAAGATTCTTTAGGTTTATAAGTGTGCTTTCATCTCCTGTTGTCACGCTTTCTTCTCTATATTCTGATTCAAACGCAGCTTTATACTTCGCCTTTATAGTGCGTTCCCACCCGGTATTCACCATGCGAGATACGCTTACCTGGATGCTACTATATGTATCTGATTCAGCTTTTATAACTGCACTACTTGGTTTAAGTGAATCAGATACAACGGTTTCTTTTAAAACGGTATCCTTGTGTTTAATGAGCGTTCTAACATCATATCTACAGCCCGTTGTGAGTTTTTCAAACTTCCTCGCCTTTGTGCTTACACCTGCAGGTAATTCATCTTCTCCCATGTACTGAAAATTTCCTGCACCTGCTGGCCTTATATGCCACTCTAGCGTTCTAGCGTATGAAATATTTGAATTAACCTCTTCAACCGCTATTAGTTCGCTTTCTGTAGTAGTTGTGGTCAGTTCTCCTTTTGCACTAGGTAACGTAATTGCTGAATCAAACGAAGTTATCTTGTAGCCATCCACGAATTCTTCTACTGATATCTCGTAGTCAGTATTTGACATGAGGTCATTAAACGCCATGCTACAATCTCTACCGCTGTTAGACACGGTTTTGTTTCCAATGTGTTTCCATGCCTCACCTTTTGCCCTGTGCCAGAAGCGGAGCTCTTTTTCATATCCTGTAGGTAGTCCGCTTATATTAACTATCATTCCGGATTCAGTTACATCTTTTAATGTTAATAGTCCAGCTGTACTTAATGGCGGTGCCGGTAAAGCTCCGCCGCTTTCCCACACTCTCTGTCCGTATCTAGGTTTGTTTGATGTTAGTACAATCTTGATATGGGCATTGCCAGAAACACGTTTAACGGCATAATACGGTGTCGAATTGCTAATGCCCGACCATCTTATAGGTTTATTCTGTTTTAACCTCGTGGTGCCCATATATTGTCCATCTATGTACACTGCCATATCCAGGTACCAACCGTACCAAGACTGTCTATAGTCTAAACCGTGGATATATGTGTTTATACGGTAATACATATATGAGCCATCACGATAATAATCTGTTGAAGCAGTAAGTCTGATTCTAGGACCACTATGTATCACCCATTGATTAAATAGAGTTGTTGCCATATCGTCACCTACTTATATACTGCAAAGCATTTAGCCTCACTCCATGCACCGCCAGTGTAGTATTTAACCTTACCGCTTACGTTATCTAGCCATAGCAGGCTCTTATCTTCTGGTTCAGTTCCTGATATAGAAACTTCCGGCTTATTTAATACCTTAACTTCCGAGCCACCTATATATAGCAATCCTTTTGACTTATCAAATCCTAGCTGTCCTTCTTCAATTCCATCTTTACCGTTTTTGATTGGATAGATGCCTTTTAATCTTGTTTCAAGGCTAGACGCTGTTATAAGCGATGTAACATCAAAGTTACTACCGGTTATCTCGTTAGCTATCTGCACAAATGCGCTATACAAGTCATCTAAGTATCCTTGTTTCTCCTGGATGTTCTCTAGAATCTTATTTGCCTGCGCAATAATACCTGCAGTCTCACTTGCTCTTAACTTCTCCGCTCTTTCCCTCGCTTCTTCGGCCGCCTTATATGTCGATACCTCTTTTACAAGCGCAAGGAGTACTGGGTAATACTCTTCCTTCTGAATCTCGGTATTGTCTATGTTTCCATCTGATACATTGTATGTAAATCTTGATGTAGTCATCTTCTTGCCGTTTGTATATATGGAAATATCCACGAAGTACAAACCTATAAGTTTTGTGACTTCTGGAACCGGCTTATATGTTAGAAATCCTTGTGCTGCATCTTCAACCGTTAAGTGGTCTCCTATGCAATCAACAAAAGCTTTTCCATCCGGACGGATAATTTCGATTGTTACAGCGGTATACTCCGAAAAGTCGAACGAGCTGCTGCCATTAAGCAGTTTGATATCTATTGCTGCATCGTCATCGAACTGTACCAGGCCATTAACAATAATGGACTTCACTTTGTTTACATCTACCGTTACGCTGATTCTTTTCATATTGTCTCCTTAATAAATTAAGCGAGAGCCTCAGCCCTCGCTTTACACAGCGTTATAGCTGCCTTATAGCCTATTCTCAAGTTCCTTGTACTGCTGCTGTGCCTCTTCTTCATAGTCAGCGGCAAGTCCTGCCTGCTTCATTGAGTCCTCAATAACAAGCTGTACCTTTCTCGGTACCATAACCTTGACGCCTCTCTTAATCTGATAGTTCTTGCCGTTAAGTGTAACTACTAGATCATCAGAGTATTTATCTGAATCTTTGAATAGCATAATCTCAACAAGTTCTTCTAGGTAATCATTGCTTACCGGAGCAGTATTTTCGGTAACCTCTTCATCTGCAGTATTTTCTACTGCCTCAGTAACCTCTTCATCTGTCATAGTTTCAACAGCTTCTAGTTCTTCGTTCTTCTTTGCCATAATTCTTACTCCTTATATCAATATTGCTAGCCTGCAGAATTACAGGCTAGCTTTATGAATTAGTTTGGATCAGATTCCAGTGTTACGCAGTGCTCACATCTTACGATGTAAGGGCTAACTAGAAGCTCTGCAGTCTTTGCAGCCTTCCATCCAGCAGTTGCTCTCTGATTGAGTGGGTCTGCTGTTCCCGCTGAACCCTTCTGCTTAACAATCATCTCGAGTCCGCCACCTTCAATCTCGGTAGTTCCGTATGCGTTAGCACCTAGGAATAGTGTTCCATAGATTCTAGCTCCGGATGTGCTCTTCTCGTTGAAGATTTTAGCCTCTGTAGACTCGATAAATCTTACTCCTGCAATCTTTCCAACCTCTCCCTCGAAGATCTGAGTTGAACCTGCATACTTCGATGCATCAATCCATGCTGGGTCAGACTGTAGGTCGTATGATGTATCAGGATTGATAATAGCGACGTAATACTTGTCAATCTTTGGAGCGTTAGCATTCTTAAGAATTCTAGCAGCCCTCTTGACTGTATCTACTGTTAGCTTATCATCCTTGGTTAGTGCCGCCCTTGCCGACTTACCGCCTGCGTAAAGTACATTAGTACCTGAGTGCATAACCTCTCTTGTAACTGTATCAAGCGTTCTTCCTGCCTGGTCAGATAGTAGCTGCTGTGACTCTAGCAGGTTGTTATCTAGCGCCGTGAGAAGCAGCATGTCTGATAGAGTTACGTAATCGCCGTACTGCTTGATTGTTGCAGATACCTCTGTCATCTGGAGCTTTCTTCCGTCCGGCGTTACACCCTCTGTAAGTGGTGTTAGTGCCTTTGGGAACGGCTTGTACTGTCTGAATTTAATAACCTTACCACCATTCTTTGGAATTGGTCTCTTCTGTGCAAACTGATCGTGAATTAGCTGCGGACCTGTGAGTCTGATAAGGTTCTTATCGTAGTACTCCTTCATATCCGGCGTCAGATTGCTATCTGTAGTGATATTTGTGTTTGGATTTCCGAAAAGGAAATAGTCTCTAACGTTCATTGTTCCTCCTTCCTCAGTTAGAAGGTAACGGTTTCACCTCTAGCTACTCGCTTATTGATTCTATCCATATCTTCGTTACTGAGATTACTAATGTTCTTCTTGACCTTTAGCGGAGCTTTAGACTGCATGCCGTTTTCGCGCGGCCTCAAGCCTCTTGCTCTTACTGTGTCAATAGTGTTCTTCCTGGTTTCCTTGGTAGCCATCTGAATAGCGCCAGAGATTAACTCCTGTATATGTGCTGCTTCAAAAGCTTTTCTTACACTCATTCCAGATTCAAGGTAGCTCATGAATTCAGGATTCTCGCTAGCCTCTTTCTTAAGATTAAAGTGCGGATACACATTTCTTAGTTCAGCGGATTCTGATTCCCACTGCTCGTACAGTGCGTCTGCTTGCTCTTTGGCAGCTCTTTTTCTCTGCTCTGCTTCAAGCCTTCTGTTTTCCGCCTCGAGCTTCTTCTGGTACTTGTACTGTTCAACTGATAAGCCTTCTCTTTCTGCTCTTTCTTCTAGCAGTTCGCCATCTTTTGCGATTGCCTCTTTGAGTCCGTTAAGATTACCAGGCTCGATATCGTACTTGTCATACAGTACAAATAACGCATCTTCATATTCACCAAGTCTATTTCTATCTGCTTCTGCGTTCTTAAATCTCTTTGAAAGCGTATCCTTAACGCGCGCATCGTATAAGTCTTTATACTTTCCTTTGATTAGTTCTTCGAACTCTGCAGATAGGTCTTTGGGCTCATCGGCGTTTTCACCCTCTGATGGTTCATCGTCCGGTTCCTCGCTATCGTCATAGCTGTTATCATCAAACAAATCATCATCTTTCTTTTCTTCAAGGGCTGTGCCCTCATCACCACTGGTAGCGACACCAGTATTACCGCTTGTTCCTTCGCCGCCCTCTCCATCGAAGAGGTAAAAATCTCTATATTTCATTGTTCCTCCTGCGGCTTACCCGCGAGCATTTATCTTTACGGATTTATGATATAAAAAAATTATTTATTATTCGACTACGGCATAATCACTTTAATATTTTGAGGATATCCCTCTTCAAGAATCGTTAACATTTTGCATGCAAATGTATATATGATTCTCGCGTATATCATTTCATTTACGTTGTCCGGATGCGATGTAAAACTTATCACTACATCACCAGGATTGATATTGATTGAGCTTTCTAATCTTTCGACCATATCCGACACTGTATGTACTAGCGTGCTAATCGCAAAGCACACATGGCTCTCGCCTGCGTGCTCTTTGATATCTAACGTATACGTGATTTTGCCTTGTTCATCTCTCTTACTCGTCAGTTTTGCTGATGTCATGACCTTCTCCTACGCTTGCTTGATTGCTTGCTCTATCTCTGATGTTTGCTGCCCTGGTATTAACCGGTCTATCTATACCGCGACGTGCCTCATATGCGGCTGCGTTTAACTGCGGTGCTACTTCCATTCCTAGAGCCTGCTGTACCTGCGATGTGAATTCTCCTGCTCCAACCGTCTGGTCTAGCATTCCTGCCATCTGCATAGCGATGCTAGCTAATTGATTCAGTTTTTCATTAAGGTTTCCGTTTTCTCCTACCTTCCTGCGGAGCTCTTCCACTCCTTCAAAGTCCATAGCATCTAACAGCATTCCAGCCTGTACATAGTTGTTCGGATTGAATACGCCCATGCCGTACAGCTCTTTTACCGTCTCATTCTGCGACGCTCTATTAAACGCATTCTTTTTGGCAGCGGAGATTTTGACATCGAATATAGGTTTCTTTACGATTTCTGGCTGTCCTGTTACATCATCGATTGTTGTTTCCTTGAGTAATGAATTTTCAAAGCTTATAAATTCATACGATCCGCCCTCTCCGTCAATTCTGAAACAACGAGGTTCATCATAGAACTGTCTGATTAATTCTATAATCTGCTTAACCAATCTCACGTACGCTCGATACGAACCGCCTATCATGTCACGAGATAGCTTTGAACCTGCCTCTTGCAGTGCTGCAATGGCGCTAGCTGCCGTTACACCTGCGGCCGTACTTCCCTGCGAGAAGTCGCGATTGCCCGAGGTTTCTTTTAGCTCTTCTTTTTTCATCTCTAGGTAATTCATGACAAGTGACGGAAGCGGCGTTGTTTGAAACTGTTTGATATTCCCCTCTTCAATTCTGCCGTTCACCTCAAAGAAGTCTTGTGAATAATCAGCTACTTGCTCTGGGTTTACTCCTGAATTCTTGTTAATAGCCCATCTTGGTTTACCAACAAGAGCAGCATTCTTTGCGACAATCTGATCCATCTTGTTTATGACCATCTGAGGAGATTTCATAACATCGATATATCCGAAGCCTAGCATTTCAGATTCAACCGGGAATAGGTTATCAACAACGAACGGATATTCGCCTGAAATGTAATATCCGCTCTCTAGATACTCTTCGCAGTTCTCAGATGCAAAGAGTACGTGACCGTCTATAAATTTGCAGTAGTGAACTATCGTCCTACCGTTAACAGTCTGCTTATAGTACCAGTCATAAACGACTGTTCTGTTAGATGCTGAATCGTCACGCTCTGTATCGTACTTCACGATTTCAGCACCTGCAGAATTTGATAGCACGCCTTCTAAGTCTGGATACATTCCTACGAGGATATCGTTATCCACAGCGTCTATCAAAAAGATATTTGGTGAATCCTGTATATATTTAATTCCTGGCTCCCATAATAGATTTAGAACATCTATTTGCTTTACAGCGATATCCCCAGCGCCGTTGTCTCTTGTGTTATCCCAGTATGTAGCATATACGCAGAATCCTTGTTTTAGTTTGTACCACCATGCATCACTATATATCTGCTGAAAGTCGCAGTTATCTAAGATGCATGGAACTATCTTTGATAGCGACAACGCAGAACCTTTGTCGCTCTCTTCGCGTGGAAGCAGGTTAGGCATAGGATAGTTATCCATAGCGTCAGCGTGTTTGTTAGCTAGTGAATTGAACATCCATGCACTTTCAGGCTTTGGATCGTTTTCTTTTCCTTGTGCATCTCCTATAACTTCCCACTGTTTGAACTGCCACCACTTTTCATTCTCAACAATGCGCTTTTTGAACTTCTCAAGATTCTGCTTGTATTTTTCGTATGTGTTCTTTGCCTCCCCTATAACCTCTTCATCAATGATTCCTTTTCGTCCATAGTTCGGGTCCCACTCTTTGCCTTCGTCTTCGTTAAAGGCTCCGTATTCTGCTTCCGGTTCTTCCTTCGCATCTAGCGATGTTGGTTCTGGTTCCTGCTCTATATAGTCTGGTTCTTCCTCTTCATCCTCGATAGGTTCTTCGGCTGCTTTCTTTAGGTCTATTCCTAGCCTCTTCATTAGCTGTTTATCTCCCTCGGCTTGCGCGGGATCTTCTTCGGGTTCGTCATCTTCCGGCTGTTCCTGGTCTCTTGATGGCCTTGCCTTCTCAATTTCTTTAGCATTCTGCTCTTTTAGCTCTTTCTTCTTGTCTTTCATATTCGCTCCTTACATGTATTTGAAAAAGTCGTATCGTCCTAGCTGTGCAGGGATCATATTTAATGGGTCGTGCAGCCCATCTGTTCCCTCGTATAGCTTTGCTCTGGCGTCTCGTCGCTCATTTATAGGTGACTCCATGCATACATATCTCCACTCGTCGTATATATGGTCTTCCATTTCGGTATTGATATCCTCTACCTTGGTTTCACTGTAAATTAGTTCCGGTACTGTTCTGATGAAGTCCTTGCAGTTTGAGAAGCAATAGAACATCGGTATTCCGTTTTCATCAAAAGCTAGTCTATAGTGACACTGCATTTTACCGGGTATGCGCGTATGGTCTCCTTTTTCCCAGTACACGCCAGCTTCCATGAATGAATCGGCTATTGATTTACCGCCATTTTCTTGGAATATTGCAGGGTCCGCAACGGCCGATATTGTTCTGCCCTTTAAATTTGGGTCTGACTCCTCGATTTCCTTTATCGCTTTAGCAATCTTCTCGGTGGTCCATTTAACTCCAGTATTTGGCTGGTCTGTGCAGCCGTATAGTTCGTTGATTCTATATAGCCTATTGTCGTTATCTACAGCGTACCAACCTACGCTAAATGGCTTTGAGTATCCCCAGTCAAAACCTCTAAATATTCTCCATGTTTCCGGAATCTTGAACGGACTTATGACATGCGTCCACTTACGGTCTAAATAGTGTTCTATCTCGTCATTCCATTCTGTGAATACCTGTCCGCTAAATGAATTCCAGTCTCCGTACAGCAGTGCTTTTTTGTCTGCCTCCGGAAGCATAGCTAAATTTGCGATATAGTACGGGTCGTTTTCTAACAGCTTTTTGTTATCAAAGACCGTTGATGGTACAAACATACGGCTACGTACACGCTCTATAAGTTCACCTGTTGGGGTAACGATTTTATATACGCCCTTGATACGCGTCATGGGCGGCGCAGGTGTTATAAATCTCTTTTTTACCCAGCCGTGACCAACTCCGCCAGGGTTTGCACTGGCTCTTATGTATACCCTCGTTCCCGGTGCGGTCGGTCTATTACGTGACATTAAATACATGTACTGCGTACGCGTAAAATGCGTTAGCTCGTCAAATGCGATAAAGTCGTATGCCTTACCTTGGTAATTATATTTATCCGTTTCCCTCTGTAAATTTCCGAAGTATATTTTTGCTCCGCTTCCGAACTTCCAGACGTATTTTGATTCGTTGAATTTTGCGCTCGGGAATGCTTTTGAATATAGATTTATGGATCTATCCATGAGCTCCGAGAGCTGTGGGAATGTACGCCTTAAGATTAGTCCTTTATAACTTGGTATATGCACTTGCCGTAGTGCTTCGCATAATATAGCGTCGCTCTTTCCGCCTCCAGCTGCACCACCATATAGAACTTCATATTCTGGACGGCTCATAAATACTTTTTGGCGCGGCTGCGGTTCCCATGCTATTTTCATTCTTCTACCTCTGCAACCTCTTCATCGCTTAAGTTAACAAGCACGATACTTTCAGCCTCTTCAACACTGATATTTTTATTTTCTGCCTCAGCTTCAAGCAATTTAACCTTTCTTTCTTCAAGTCTAATTCTTTTCTTTGCGTTCTTAAGATTTTCTTTCTCTTGGAACGTGAGAATAGTCTCCATTGACCGCCTCATTTTTTCAATTGCTTGTAGTGCATTAGCAGCATCTTTTACCTGCTTAAAATCTACTCTCTTATATTTTTTCTCAACGGTTTTCTTTGATGCCGGAAAACCATCTGAATTGTATTCAGTTTCTTCAACGAGATACCTGTTAAACTGTTTTGGATCTAATAGAGCGTCGCTCATTATATTAGACAAGTTATGTACTATGCCTATTTCTTTAGACAAGTCTATAGATTCTAGTTTAGATACGCGCTCTACAGCTTTTCCGACAGTATCTGATACATACTTCCTGCGCTTTTCTTTCCACTCGTGGCGGCGTGCATACTCCGAAATGGTGCGCGCCGATGTTTGGTATTTAGTAGCTAGTTTTGCGTATGATGTATTTGTTGTTATGTATTCTACTTCGAGCTTGTTCCAATCCATGATTTCCTCCAGCTTTAATTATGCCTATTGATATGCGTTTTTTCGCCTGCTTCAAAATTTTTAAAAAAGTTTTGAAAAAGGTGTTGACATTGTCCGACATTAGGCGTACAATGTAATCAAGCTAAAGGACGGCAAGTCTTAAGGAGAGTGGCAAATATGACCGAGAAGAAAACAGAAAGGGTCGCAGTGCGAATGACACCGACACTAAAGGCTGCTGCTACCGAGATAGCGGCAAGCGAAAACAGGACGTTGAGCAACTACATTGAATCTCTAATAGTTGAACAGGTTCAGAAAATCAAAAAATAAAAAATCGAGCCGCTGCAACGGCTCGAAACACCCAGAAATTACCACCCCTGATAATTAAAAGGAGCTATAATTATGTTAAACGAAATTACAAAGAAAATCAACTGCAATGAATATCTGAATTCTCTAGATTGCTGGTACGGAGTTAGACCAAACGGCGAAGAATATTACACGGCTTACTGGTTTATGAAAGATTCCGACGGAGTATCATCTGTTCCATATGCAGGAGATCTTGAAAACGGTGTGCGCATTGGAGCTTTTGAAACTAAAGAGAATGCAATTGAAAAGTTAAAGCTATCTGCTGCACCTAATAAGGCAATAGTATTATATGAGCGCGAGAGTTCAGAAGTTGGCAGTGATTTATACTTCTCATTCGCACCGCAAGAAATTATAAAGGCAGCTTAATAAAAACGAGGGGCATCCCCTCGTTTTTTCTTGCTTAAAAATAACTCCAGCCCGTAGCTCCTACCTCTATTCCTACTTGGGCATTAAGCATTATAAATATTATGCCGTCCATTAATGCGTTCATTTCTTTTCCACCTTTCCGCTTTTTGCATCAAAAATTAATTCGCTATCTCTATACTTATCCACAAGCTCGCTAATATCTGTCATGCTAAGATTATTCTTGTGCATTAATGCAAGAATTGTTTTTTCATTGATTGCTACCTTTTTTCTATCCAGCATGAGCTGCCTAGTGAGTCTGTTTATATCTTTTGTTTTGATTTCGAGAGCACTCTCGTAATTTTCTTTGAGCTTATTTTGGTTATTCTTTTCTCTAGCTAATCTCCAAACAAGCGTGGATATTTGATTCCTCATTTCGTCCGCATAAACTTCATGCAATCTTAATTCTAAATCTGAGGAATCTTGATAGATTTCGTAACACTCAAAAAGCCTTTTAGCGTACCTGCATTCTGTGCCGCCTTCTTCGCATTTTTCAATCTGCTTCCGATGCTTTTTCTTTGTGTCAAAAAAATGCATACAACCTTCACACGTGATCGTGTTTTCTTTATGCGCCATAAAAAAAGGGCATTTAATGTAATAGCTCATCATTCCCTCCTCATTCTGATTAGCACGCTAAATCCGAGGCCGTCCCCTGGATCTTCTGAAAAGAACCCTACCTGCCTGCCGTCGTGTTCAACTATGCAATCCGTGAATACGTATTTAGTTTTATTATTTTTATTTATTAACTTTGAAATAAATCTTCCGTCTCCTGGATCGTTTATGATTCTCTCTACTTGTCCCCTTGTAAATGTTCTATCTGAAACAATCGGCTCCGGCTTTTTTAAACCCAAAGAACCGCCCCAGCACCTTTTGCTTTTTCCTTGCCTTGCCATATACAAGGCTTTTCCTGTAATTCCTGTTTCACTAAATCTAAGTTTATCTGTATTGCAATATCCAGCTTTCCACTTTTTTTCTAGAACGTCTCTATCTGCGCCTTTAAAAATCATGTGGATGTGGCACCTTGCTTTTGAACCTGTATCATCTCCTTTGTGATTTGAGATTACATATACAAATTCAACAGCTTCTTTTCCACGCTTCGCCATTTCATATCTGACGCGACGCGTGTAGTTCCTAACATCTCTTAACGCCTCATCTCTATTAGCCGGAAGATGTGCATCATCATATGTAGCGTCTACGCTGTAATCACCTTCAGTGAAATTAAGATTGCACAGCCTTGCAAAATATCTCTGTGCTCGTTTAGAGTTGAGATTTTTTTGTGCCGGTGTAGATTCTTTTACCTTCCTTGCTCTCTCATATTTTCTTTTTCTTGGCGATACATTAAATATTTCTATTTCTTGATAATTTCCGCAGTTATATTTTTTAGTTCTAATCATATCTATGTTTTTTCGTCGACTTGTTAATACTCAATTGAACTTTTAAACCAGCTCGCGGCTGGTGATTGTTTTCTCATTTTTTATGTTTTCTTCTTATATATATGAGGCGGCGAATATGACTACTTAATTATGTTGTGCTCTTATATGTATATTTATTTTCAGAAAGGATCTTTATGTTCGCCGCCGTCATAGCAATTTAGTTATATAAATATCCAGTATAGGATCACTAGGCATCCTGCAGAGATAAGTAAGTCTGCTGCTAGATATAGCTTGTTTGCTTTTTCCATTTTGTTTAACGCGGTGAATAATAACGCGTTAACTCCTGCTATAATTCCTAATATCCATAATGTAAGTATTAAGTCGATCATTGTTTGCTCCTATATATATGAAGTAGCGGACGTTGGTTTGAGAGATTATCATTTTTACATCATTGTTTGCCTTATAAAAATAACTTATGGTGTCCGCTACTTACATAACGTATTGTTAAATTTTGTCTATTCCTACCTGTATGGAATTGGTAGCGGCATCCATGCAGTCACTTCATCTAAATTCCCACCTGTGCCACATAAATAGACCTCTCCACTTATAGCTTCGTCAAATGCATCTATCCATACATCAATTCCATCTGTTACGATTACATCTTCGTTATACTCTGGTAAGTTTTCGATTATGTACATCCAATTATGCTTGATGTACTCTTCATCTTCTGGTGTTAGTTCTTTGAATATAATTTCTTTCCATTCTGGGATTTTGTCGTACGCCTTCATAGTCTTGCGCTCCTTTTTTTACATTTCGATGCAAACGTTCTGCCACTTCTTGTAAGCGTCAAGATAGCACTCGTTCTTATCTCCGTTGTATGTGACCTCGTAGTACATACCGTCTGGGACATTGGTGCTGAGTAACGCTTTTGAATTCTGTAATGCTTTGCAGAACCATACGACAAATACATCTTCTGTTGTGATTGTTCCGTTCTTGTCTGTTGATTCAACTCTATCGTTGTAATAATTTCTTACAAATTCTTTGCACTTCTTTATAAATTTTCTTTCGTCCATTGTTTTTACTCCTTAATAGTTCATGTATATAACTTCTGTCCGTCTTCTCGAACATTCAGATGTTGTGCTTTTATGTTCTTTTTTCCACCCTTTTAAGCACTCGTTGTACAATTCGTTTTCATATGCAGAGATCATAATTTTGCAGTCACTCTCTTTGACAATTTGCAACAGTTTCACATGCTGTTCGTCTGTCATTTCGTGATTATATTGATTCTTTTTCTTTCGTGTATCTTTCATGTACGGAGGATCTATGTAGATAAAAGTATTCTCTCCATGCATGTCTTTGATTAGCTTTAATGCATCAACTTGTTCAACCTGTGCATTCTTTAATCTCCTGGCAGCGAATTGTATCGCCTCTGGTAGTTTCGCCCATGCTTTAGCAGGGTTTGGGCTCGTATCGCCTATGCCTCGCCTATAGCCTGTCTTGTAGGTGTTCCCACATCCAAAGCCTTGCCAACATTTCACCGCGAATCTACGCGCCTTTTCTAGTTCTGATATAGGTTCGTCATTAAATGCGTTCGAGTATTCAATTCGCGAGTACGGCGTGGCTTCTATCAATCTGCAGAATTCTTCGTGGTGCTCCCGTACAACTTTGAAAAAGTTATAGATATCATCGTCAAGGTCGTTTAAGATCTCGTTATATGCAGGTTCTTTGTTTAGGAATACTGCGCCACTTCCTAGAAAGGGTTCGCAATACACCTTGTGCGGTGGTATATGACTCACTATCCACGGAGCTAATCGATTCTTTGCCCCTGGATATTTCAATAGTGTTTTCACAATCTTTCTCCAATTTCTTTAACTACATTTACTGTTACACCATTTCCAGCTTGCTTATATAGTTGACTGTTGCTATTTGTAAATTCTGCTCTTTTGAAATAGCCGTCTGTCCAACCTTGAAGTCTGAAACACTCTCTAGGTGTTAGCTTTCTAATCGCTAGATAAGAGTTATATTTATCGCTCCATAACGTGGCTATATCACTGCTTTTAGCTCCCCTGCTCATATCAACTTCAAAACATATATGTGGCTCTCGGTTGCCACCCCCACTTGTGTTGATGCAAGGGGCTAACCCCCTTGAATGATATGTGCGATAACTGTTTCTTAATCGTCCGTCTTTTTCGCTGTATACACCGCCTACAAATTCAAGACGATTTTCGCCGCCTGCTCCCTTGATAGGAAATATTTGTCGTCTACTTCTTCCTCGATAACATCCAACAACGTATATGCGCTCCCGATTTTGCGAAACATACCATCTTGAATTGATAATCTGCCATTCTGCATCGTACCCGAGTCGGTCCATTTCAGCGAGGATTGATAAGAAGTCAAGTCCTCTGCCAGCAGACAACATTCCTTTAACATTTTCATAGATAAGCCATGTGGGTTTATCTTCTTCTTTGAGCTCTTCCAAGATTCTAAAAATTTCTCGTACAAGGCTACTTCTTTCTCCGTCAAGTCCTGCTCGCCTGCCTGCGATTGAAAAATCTTGGCACGGTGCTCCGAAAGTCCAGCAGTCGGCTCTTGGAATATTGGTAGAGTTAACTGCTCGAACATCTCTTGCGTACCATTCTCCATTGAGGTATCCATCTTTCAAAATCTCCTTCTGTCTTTTCTTTTTATCCAGTTCGCCAAGGCGAGCTCGTTGCTCTTCCGTTATGGTGTGCATAGATCTGTAGCTAGCTTCTGCGAATTTATCAAACTCGCAGTGCCCTATGCATTCATGCCCCGCGAGTTCTAAGCCTCTTGTGAACCCCCCCCACTCCAGAGAAAAAGTCTATAAATTTCATAATTATGACTCGCAATCTTCTTTTAACCAGCGCTCTATTAGTGCTTCACACATTTCTACATCATTAGCGCATTCATCACATATACGATCGCAGATTGTAAATTCTGTTTCACCGTCACTTACTTTGCGTAAGAATTTAGCAAGTTGCCACGTTTCCATTTCTTGGATTAGTTCATAATTAGTCATCTGCATCTCCAATTAATAGTTCCCTATCATGAATTTTGCTAACTCTTGATATTCATCTTCTGTTAGCATTGCTCTTTTAAGCGGTGTTCCGTCTTTGTCAAAGGTCCTTATTTCATATCCTGGTTCTTTTCCATACCAAGATATTTTTACAAGTTTCTTTTTCCTGCCCTTGCTATCTGTCGATAGCGTGGCTAGTTCTTCTATGATTTTGTAGTCCATTTGCTATTCCTTATTAACTGCCTCTTTAATGCATCAGCGCACGCCTTACATAAAACGTGTACTTCTTGCGTTCCGTCTGAATTTTCTAGTGTAAGTATTTCTCGTTTCTCTCTTGCGGTACCGCAGCCGCAGAGCTCACAGTAGTTTATATTCATCATTTCTCCTATATGTAGTACACGTCAATTCCATACTGTCTAGCTGCCGTTTCTTCAATTCGGCAGCCTCTGGCGGAAAGCCAATCATGCGCGAATACTGCCATATCTGCAGTAGATAGTAGTTCTAGTGATTTCGCTAGGTAATAAAGCGATTCACTTTTAACTTTTTTATCTTTGATTTCTTTTTTCATCTTTTCTCTATCTAGCACTGAGTTTATAAAGATGGCTGCAGGATTAATTTCTCTCTTAATTCTTTCTTTAATCATTGTTCTCTCAGCAGCTATTTCTACATCTGTTTTGCCAGCCATCGGCTGTGAGATAAAAAATAGTTTGGGTAACTTTGTGTTTATTTTTTCTTCAATGTATGCATCCATTGTTATTTCATCGTTTGTTTCGTAACTCATGCTTATCTCCTTAAAACATTTCTGGTTCTTCGCCTTCCCTGGCGCGTAGTTTGTCATATTCTTCTTCTCTAGCGTTTATCTCCGCTTTTAGGTTTTCATTAACTTGTTCAATCATCCTTCTTGTTGTAATGCTTACTTTTTTAGCAATATCTTCATTTTTAGAAATTGTTCTTTCAGCAGCTTTATTTGCATATACCAGCATTCGCATTTTTTCTCTTCCTGCTGGGTCGTAGGTGCAGCGCCACTCATTACAGTATTCGCATTCATTACAACATTTACCACAGATGGTCCCCTTAATTCGCCTGCACCAACGAAACGACCTGTTGTCATTTGGTGTTCCGTGTTCGTGTCCGCACCTGTCACACACACATCCTACGTTTACCATCTTTTGCGATCTACTTCCTCTAAGATTCCTGCTATTTCTTTTCTAACTTCCTCTAGCTCCTCATAAGTCATTCTGAGGTAGCCATTTGACGCACTCAAAATTAAGAATTCTTCCTTATTTGCTACATAGGCAATCCCTTTTTTCACAGACTCATACGTTAACGTGTCGTCTATTGAATCTGCCTTATGTAGGATTTGATTCACATTCAGATTTATATTTGGGATGGTTGTCGTTGATTTCCATCTATTCATAAATAGTTCCTTCCTATAAGGATCATCCAGTCATTACGCGCTTGCTCTCTGGTCATTCCCTCGTCCATCTTTTCTTCTTCATATTTCTTTTGATAAAAGCGTCTTAGTTTAATGTTCTCTTCTTGCGCCCACTCGCTACAGTTCATATGTAGCTCTTCGTGGTGCTCGTGGCACACGTCCACTTGAAAGCCTAGATCTATACTTATTTGACGGTTAGACCCTCCGAAAATTTCGTGCCTTTCTGCGTAAGGTCTACCGCAATATGCGCAAAATCTACTTGCTTTATCCTTATATCCGTTTTGCTTCTTCTTTTTCTTCCTGGTCTGTGGCTTTGGGTAGGCACATGTTTTGTAATACTCCATCATTTGGCTGGTCTCCTAATCGAATGTAATTGTTTGCAATTCTTCATCGCTCCAAGGTTCTATATTTGACAACACACTTTTTTCTTCGCATACTTCTAGTCTAGGTTCTTCATAATCAACGAACTCTCTAGCAATAGCTGATTCGGATACAATTCCTTTAAAATATTTTCTTCGTCTTTCAATATCCATGTCGCGCCTCTCTTTGTACAGTCACCTTGCCATCTATGCGTTTGAGATTTACATATCCATCTGATGTTGTTATTTTCGCTCCTGCAATCGTGCCGCTATCGACCATTTCACGCGCTAGCTTAATCACTTTGATAATGCAAGGTTCAATAGGTTTAAACTTATTCACGTTTAACCTCGCTTTTATCTGCACCCTAGCGCATATAGGAATATGTGCAGCATAGGGAATAGCAGCGCTAGGCAGATAGTTCCGATTAGATTTATTACCTGGAAGTTACCTTCCTCGTCCGAAAATATGACTTTGAATAACTCTTTATTACTCATTACATGCTCCTGTTCTTGTAGATTTTGTCTGCTACATCCCCTGCAAAATATTTCTTGCTTCTTCCGTCCGGCAAGCACTCAACGCCATACATCAGGTCTCTTACACTTGCACGGCTAATTTTTAGATATCTTGATATATCTGATATAGTCGGAAAGCTACCATATTCTTTTTTAAGATCGTTTAATATTGCTTGCCTATCCATTTCTTTATTCCTCTTCGTGTTTGGATCTTTCTACATCGAATCCATCTGGGTATCTTAGCTTTAACTTTGCTAGGTTGAGTTTTGCAACCGATTCTAGCGGTACACCTGCGTTATATGCGGTGATGGATAAGTACCAAAGAACATCGCCTAGTTCATCAATTAGTTCTCCCACATCTGCATCATGCCCTCTAAATGTAGCCTTATTGATTTTGCCGACCACTTCCCCGATCTCTTCACACATTCCCATTACAGATTCGATTACGCCTACTTCTTTTCCTGTCCTCAGCGTTTCGTGCTGATAGTCGTTTAGCGTCATTTTTTGTTCATAGTTAATCTTTGCGATTAAGAATCTCGGTAGTTCTTCTTCCGGGATATCCTGGATATCTACGCGCAGTGCCTTATCTCCGTATGACAGTAGGACTTCGTCCTTATCTGGTGTAACGATTATCATGTCGAGGTCCTTGCATGTATTCATTGCGTGTAGGGTATCTCTTATTGCTGTACAGATAATTTGTCTTGTGGTGTTTGTATCCATTTTGTTTTTTCTCCTATTTTTTGAGTTTTTTAATATATAATCTCTTGTTAGCCTTTAATCTTCAGTTTGGCCAAAGGCTCGACCAACTGCGCAATTTCTCTTGTGCACACACCCTTTGATAGTCGAGCCTTAATTTCATCAGCTAGCAACTCTTGTATCTCAGTAACAATTTGAGCTTCTTTTAGAACACAATTTGAAATGGTTATGTTTTTTATTCCACATCTTGGTTCGCTATTAGGTGTTAATCTTTTAACTTCCTCTTTGGCATTGTGCAGTTCTTCTCTTGTGCGAGCTAGTTCGTTTCGAGTTTCTTCTAGCATTTTTTCTGTGGCTCTTAATTTGATAATTGGTGATTCCATTTCGCTTTTCCTTTCTGATATAATTTCAGTGTAATTTTTGTTTTAAAAAAGGAGTTTTAACATGTACTTACTAATAGGTATTAGACGAACGATTCTGAATCGCTGCCGAAATAAAAACGCTCACAGTTACAATGACCTCAATGATTTAGTAGAGAAAAAATCTGTAGATAAAGTTGTAAAAGCAGTAATTTCTCTCCACGAGCACAATTATCTTTCTGAACTTAAGATGGATCAGAATGGATTACCTTCTTATTTCGATATTTCTTGTAATGGTCTTTTTTATCGAGAGGATCTATTAGCTAAATTTATAGAGTTTATTTTTAAATCGGTAGCAACCCCTATTGTTGTAGCTTTTATAACTTCTCTTATAGCCACCCAGTTTTTCGTAAAATGAGGAGGGCTAAGAGACTTCCTATTACTGCCGAAATACAGCTGATGCAAAACTCTATTAAGTTTTTGTGCTTTGATTTTTCGAGACGCATTAGACCTCCATGTATCCAAAATGGAATTTCGGATAAAAAATCACCAACGAACCCTATAATTCCCGGGTTAACTGATTCAATTTTTATATTTCTTACTTTAAGAACTATATTCTTTTTTGATCGTTTCATTCTTAAACCTCTTCAGTTTTATCTGTCTACAGATTTAGTTTTCTAAACCTAGTGGCAAAAAAAATATTTATCTATATCTGTTTCTGGAATATCTAGCAATTTCATAGCTCTGCTCATTTCAGCCTGGCTCCATTCCGCATTATTGTTCAACTTAAGCGATAGCGTAGATCTGCCAATTTCTAAAGCATCCGCAAACTTTTCGAACGTGGTGTACTTGGTTTTAATGCGTAATTTAAGGTTTGTATAATCGTAATTCATCACTTTCTCCTTTGTTTAGTTTTCTAAACTATATCGCACATTATTCCGTCTGTCAACACTTTTGTTTAATTTTCTAAAAAATAATGTTTGATTTTCTAAACTGCTTGTGTATAATGGTATCACCTTAAGCAGAAAGGAATTTACGATGGATATAAGAACTAAGAGGTTAAATGAAGCTTTTCACGCTTCTGGGCTCTCGCAAAGCGAGCTTTGTGAGAAAGCCAATATAAATAAAGGTGCGTTATCTTCCTATTTGTCTGGAAGGTATTTCCCAAAACAAATCGCACTAGAGAAGTTATCATCTGCATTAAACGTCTCTATTTCTTATTTGATGGGGTTTGACGATAGTTCACAAAAGAAAGTATCCTCTCGTCCTCTTCCATCTAACATCATTACTCCTGCTGCGTACGCAGTTCCTATCTTGGGAACTATTTGTGCTGGGAGTGGTATTCACTGCGAAGAAAACTTTCAAGGTCACTTCTATGTGGATCGTACTATAAAAGCTGATTACTGCCTTAAGGTTAAAGGTAACTCTATGATTGATGCCGGTATCTATGATGGTGATTTTGCATTCATCCGTAAATCATTTGATTATTCCGATGGAGATATTTACGCTGTATGCTGGGGAGCAGAAGAATCTGCATCACTTAAGAAACTTTATAAGATGGACGATAAAGTAATGCTTCAACCTTGTAATTCAGATTATGCTCCTACTCTTGTAGATGCAGATGATATTTATATAGTTGGAGAGTGTATAGGAACTTATCACGCTAGGTAATAATATTGGTCGTTACTTACAATTTACTCGTGATTTGCTCGTGATTTTATCAATTTGGCATTACGATTCATTGTCTAAATGTTTGAATTTCAATGGATATATTATTTTTTTATACTCGTGATTTGAAAGGTGGTATTAACATGTGTAGTACATCAGAAAAAATTAGATACGCGTTATTTGATTACATATTACCTATAGCGTTTATGTTTCTAGCTATCTTTTGCAGAGATTATTATCTCGTCTCATTTAATTACCTTGGATTCGCTTTTTTAACTGCAGGGTTTTTAACATCTAAAGGTGCATTTGCAATTTTCATTCCAATGATTGTATGTGCGGTTGTTTGGATCGCAGGATATTATATAGGTTTTGATTATCAGTATTATATGACTGTAGCTGGGCTAGCCAGCTTTCCTATTGGATCGATTTTAATTAATATCTATGCTGCGAGGGCTTGATGAAAAGATACAAATTTACAAAGACATTTACATACGATGGCAAACGATATTACATCCGGGCAAACTCTGAACTAGAGCTTGGAATGAAATATCAGAAAAAGCTCGAGGATCTAAAAGCTAACCATGTGATTATTAACTCTAATATGACACTTGGAGATTGGGCTAGAAAATGTGTTGAGACTTACAAGACTAGTTCTAGCGAGGATGCTCGCGATAGGTATTTAGATTTTACAGAGAAATATATAGTTAGTGAGATTGGTCATTATAAGCTTAAGGATGTACGCCCTATAATGTGCCAATCTCTTATTAATAAATATGAGGGTATGAGCAAGTACACCATAGGACAAGTGTATCAGAAACTTAATTTCATATTTAGAAAAGCTGTGGATAATGGTTTAATTAATTCAAATCCGGCTGCGGATATATCTAAACCTACAGGTACATTAAATAAGAGACGCTCTCTAACCGCCAAGGAGCAAGAGGTATTTGTTAAATGTGCTTTAAAACATCAGTACGCTATATACTTTATGCTAATTTATCTATGTGGCTGCCGCCCTTCTGAGGCAGCGAGGGTAAAGTATGAAGATATAGTCATCAGTAAAGAACGCAAGTACATTCATGTTCGAGGAACTAAGAGTGCAGCGGCTGATAGATATGTACCGCTTCCGGATATGCTAAATGATTTACTTGCTGGATCTAACGGCTATTTAATCACCACATCTCAAAATAACACTTTATCTCATAAAAAGAGATTGTTTGCTTGGAAAAGTCTTGTACGAGATATAAATATAGAGATGGGCTGCAAGATGTATAGGAATCAGCTTATACCACCTTATCCTTTTGGTGATGATTTATCCACATATTCACTCAGGCATACGTATTGTACCAATCTGCAGAAGAAAGGTGTTGATATTCGTACCGCTCAATACTTGATGGGTCACTCTGATATTAAGATGACTGCTAATATCTATACACATACAACATTAGATAGTCTAGATGATAGTTGGGATATGATAAACGCAAAGTAAAAGTACACGCTCGTGCGTGTACTTTTTAATAATCGTATTCTTTTGGTAAAACTAAATACCCTTCTTTGTCTCTATATCCGATTACTTCGCATCCTAAAAGGTCTATGTCTATTTCTTTTTTATATTGGTTTATCCCTGCGCTTATCGAGTTACCCACCTTTTCCCAGTCAGAGCGGATATTTTTCGCATCTAAAGACGGATCTAGTCTTTTAACAACTTTATTGCGAGAAGTCGAGTATCTTGCCTTCTTGTTTTTATTGAAGAATCTAGAAATCCTATCTTTTAATTTCATGACTGCATATCTCCTTTTGCTATTTATTTTACTTCTATAAAGTAAAAGATGCCGCCGCAACGGCGGCATCTCTCAACCGTAATCAGTACGGTTCTCTCTGGCCTTTCCTAGACTTACAGCGCCGGCATTCCGCGAGCGTCTTATCGCTAGGTGCTATTAAGTTTATAGCCTCTTCCGCCTGCTGATCAGTGCAGCGACTACTACTATAAACACTATATAATAAAGGTCTACTGTGGGCAATTTCTCGCCCCTAGCTACCGTTATTATCTTGCTACCGCCTGTGTGTGCTAGCTTTTAGGCGGCGCAGAACCACATATCCATTTGTATATGTGGGTAGGGCATCACACTGCCCAGTCCTAAATTAGACATAGAGCCCAAAGGTCATCTATGTACGTTCGATGGTGATTATATATTATATTTTTCTTGTTTCAACTACGGCAAAGTATAAGGTGCAACATTGGGTGCAACACTTCATATGTCAATTCGTGCCAATTTAGACCATTAGCCATATCATTTGTTGTCTTTTACTTAAATAAAAAAGCCTTATATATGCTTGAAATTATAGCATTTACAAGGCTTTTACTTTTGGAGCTGCTGGCGAGAATCGAACTCGCAACCACTTCATTACGAGTTAATTCTTAATCGTGTATTTTTCAACACTTATGTTGATTATTGCAACACGTTTTATCAAATACGTTCTAATTCACATCCCCTTGGTTTTTTCGGTAGCATTTCTATGATTGTCATTCTTTGTTTGATTCCGTTTTTTCCGCCTAAACCTTCGTATATTTCAAATTGCGATTTTAAATTCTCGTATTCATCCAAATATGCAAAGCCACGATTTATAACTTCATCGCACACAGGTTCGAGTATATCGTGGAGAAGCCACATCACACCTTTTACAAGGCACTCATTAATAACATTTTCCTCTTTTTGTTTTTTTATCAAATACCTTATGTACCCTCCTAGCATACCGACAATGGCTCCGATAATCAAGTTAATAATAGTGCTCATTGCAGAGTTACATGCTGTTATCATCATTTGATATACACCTTGCTTCCCTGGTGAGCGCAGATCCATCCGGATGGAATGCGCATCCAATCTCCCCGCATTTCTAAACAGGTTACCTGAGTACCTGCACGCAAGCAAGCTAGGCTTCCAGCAAGTGCGTGTCTCTTGCCGTCTGCGGTCAGCTCGGAATATGCACGCTGCCTATATCCTGTTCCTGGACCAGTTCTTACGCGCATATCAGAAATTAATTGGTATGTTCTACCTGCAGCGTATGCGCTTGTGTTGCTAGGTGTGTATGTAGGTGCTGATGTTGCTCCTGATTTAGTGAGATAATCCATGCAAACCCATCCACCAGCTCCTACGGATCTACCCCAGTTACCGCTCATTTCCACAATTCGAAGTGGCGTTCCATTTGATAGTGTAGTTATCCTCGCATAGTTTGTTCCAGGTCCTTTTCTAACGTTAAGGCCTGTGGACGAATTGACCTTGTATAATCCGTAATTTCCTGAACTGGAACTTGGCGGTACTGTGCTCGCTCCGTCAAAGTTTGGTCTCACAAATCCTCTTATATATCTACCGTTGATAGGTACGCTTCTATATCCCACAACGGACGATGCACCCTTGTTTCCTTCAATAACGGTAATAATCCCGCCACCAACAGATACGACCACGCCTACATGGTCTGGTCCACCTACGTTATCGCCATATCCGGAATCCTGCCAATCATATAGGATTAAATCTCCAGGACTCGGAGTGTATGAATCGCTTTCAATCCATATGCCCATCTGTTTGGCTTTAGAAATCATTGTTCCGCAGTTTGCACTTACTGGGATTAGATTTCCAATCCCTAACTCGTATGCCCAAGCGGACACAGATGCAGCACACCACGGTGCAACATAGTTCATTGGCCAGCCATCTGGTTTGTGCTGGTTAAAAATGTCTATAAGGCGGCGGTGTTTAGCTGAACCTCTAACCGCTCCGAGGTAACTAACTGCCGTCTGTACGAACTGCTGCCTAGTTGCCATTAACCTTTTGCCTCGCTTTCCTCTTCATCCTCGTTATCTTCGTTTGTCTTTTCCACGTTGCTAACCTCTTCGTTTGGATTTGCCTCTATGACAGGCTGTTTATTTACGTAGTTGTCAACATGCTGTACGTATTCGTTTATTTTTTTAGCCGCCTTTAAGTAATCAAGTAACTCTTGTGATTGCTTCGCCTCTTCACTGTAGTTGTGATTAAAGTAATGATTCACCGCATACGATATCGCAAACGCAATTACGTATGCCACCTTACCTATCACTGTGTCGCTAATTACCGGGACGTTGACCCCAAATACCATTAGTACAGCGATTACACCTGTGATGATCATTGCAATGCCATCTCTTAGCTTAGTTCTTTTGTTTTTATCCATATGTGCCTCCTACACTTTCTATAAATTCTGCTGTATTAATTTTAAAAGAAATGAGGCTGCCATTTCGACAGCCTCAAAATCTACCTTCTCTTCTTCTTTCTTTTGTTTCTTGTAGCGTATTTATAGCTCCTCTTAATGACAGCATCTGCGGTATACTTGCGGTCTCCTGGATAGAGAGCTTCTATTTTCTGCGCATACACTCTTGCCGTTTCAACATCTCCGCGGGCAAGTGCTTTGTTGATATATGGATAGTAGCTATACCTTATGCTTTGTTTTGCACTATATAACACCTCTTCACGTTGGAAATCAACATTCGTCGGATCTATACGTTCTATCTTTGCGAGTTGCTTTTCAACCTTTAAGTTGTTTTGAGCTTTTAAACCATCAATAACTCCTTTGAGATATTCCTTTCGTATCCACTCTTTCGATTTTTCCATTGCTACCTCAGAAGTATAACGTTCTCCTTGAACCTCAATATTCATCTTGTTGAATTTATTTGCGAATTTTTCAGC